TGCTCTATTCACTAGATGGAAAATAAACAATTATGCTCGTGATCATATCTTAGAACTTGCTACCTATGGAAATCTTTATATTCCCACAACTGATATTTATCACACAGAAGCAAGTGATGTCATTCAACACGGCGTGTCGTTGGATAATAACTTTATTTCTAATAAGGAATTTGATTTGATTCCATCTACAAAAATACCGCCTGAAATGATTCTTCATTTGTATTACCACGGAGAACCTATGGGCTTTGTTGTAGATCCGAGTGACGATTCTTCTATGTCAGTTTCTACTACATCCTTATTCCCGGAAACTTCTGTAATCCATTTTGCTCTCGGTGGTATGCTTGGTGATTATAAACTCGGAATGGTTGACAGTGATAATAATTCACTTGACTATGACATTAAATTTGCAACCCCATTGATGGAAGATGCTGTTCAACCGACACAAACATTGAACTTACTCGAAGATGCAGTTGTTCTTTCTTCCTTAAATAGAACAATCAAGTTTATCAATGTTGAATGTGGTACTGATGAAAATGAAATTCGTGATGCTTTACAACAAGTAAAAGATGCTATTGAACAACAGTTGTCTTTGAACACTTTGACAGGTGATGCACAGAGCTTTGTGAATCCACAAAGTCCTAATAATTTAATTTACCTTCCAAGGGTAAATGGAAATGACGCAATTAGTATAACCGATCTTAATATGGCACAATCTACAGAAGCGGATGACAAACTTTTGGAATATTACCAAAATAAGAAACTTTCTGTTTTAGGCGTTCCGAAAGAAGCGATGAACTATTCCTCTAATGAAGGTTTAGGTGGTGCAGGTGCAGTATTATCTCAGAGATCCGCTTTGTATGCAAATTCATTACAAAGATTGGAAAATGCATATATGGAAGGTTGGCGTGATGGATTAAACAAATACTTCACACAAAGAGGTATGAGTGGATTTGTTGATAAATACCAACTTCATATGCAACCGATTATTACCGTTCAGAGTACAGTGCAATTTGATAAGCGTGATGCTGCACTGAGTCAGGCTCAAGCATTTGTTGATCTGATTAAAAATATTGGTGCTACTGATGACACAAATGAAGTTAAAGCTGGTCTGGTAGAAATTCTGTCAGAAGTATTCCCTCAGATTGGATCTGCTGCGGGGGAATTAAATATTGATTTAAATAGTGAAGAAACAGGTGGTGGATACTAATGGCTATGAACAGTTTGGAACTTACAAATTTGTTTTTGAAAGAATTAAAGGCATATAATTCATCAAATTTTAGAACAATTGAAAAAGCGGATTTATCAGAAGATAGTGCTATTGTCCACAAAGCATTTTCAAGTGCAGTAACAAGGTATTTTATCTTTTCTGAAAAACATCCGGAAATATCTGATGCAGATAAACGTATCCTATATTTTAAGCTGAAATTGGATATGGTTGCAAGGTATTTCAGTGAATATCCAGATACAAATACTGATTTGCTCCGGGCATTTCAGTTAGAGTTACAACAATTTGTTTCGGATCAAAAACAACAGGAATTTTTGGAAAGTGGTGATAACCATGTCGATGCCGTTGCGTTATGAGATTTCAAATTGGGATCAGGCAGTACAGTGCTTATCTAATAATAGTACAAAGTTGCATATTAGAATAAGTCATATCAATAATGATCAGAATTTTTCTGGTATTCGGATTGCAGTTGAACATGATATGTATGGAATCTTATTTTCAACTGTAATTCAAGCAGAAGGTGAAATCATAACACCACTTGGGGATGATGAACTTACCACTGATGACATTCTTTTACAGCTTTCAAAGTTTGGATTTTTGATTGAATATGCAAAGAATGATCGCATGACTGAGGAACAGATTGAATATCTTATTACATTGGACGGACTGCTATTTGATAAAATCCGTGTGCTTCCGGTCATAGAATACAATTATATAGGAAGTAGAGATGTAAAAACCCATGTGGTTGTGTTCCAGTCTGATAAACTTCCTAAGTGGTTGAATGAGAATATTGCTATCAGTCGGAAAGAATTTTTAGATGCACTTGGTAAGGGTGGTGCATTAAATCTTGATGGAATTAGTGAAACAAAGAAATTCAACTGGGATTGGCTTGATTTTGTTGGTAATATAAAAGACATTATAAATGACTATGTTTATGCAAAAGAAGATGAAGACGAAGGTGACGGAGATGCTAATATTTAATTAAATTATATTGAATATTGTTACAATGTCTCGTATGCTTTATATAATTTTAATTTTGTACTTTACAATTTATTGCCAATGGAATATAATCAAATTGAAGGTATTGATATTATGACTATAAAAGAGCTTAGAAACTTAACTGGTTTATCACAAAGTAAATTTGCAAAATTATTTAATATTCCGTTAAATACATTACAAAGATGGGAAATTGATTATAGAAAACCACCAGAATATGTAGTTTACATGATAACAGAATTGTTAAGGTATAAAGGATACGTTAAAGATGAAAACGACACTGAGTTATGGGATTGAAATAAGAAATCAGAATAAGATATTTCTGCCAACCGTTAATGTTTATCAAAAGGCACTGAAGTTCTGTATTCATGTTGTTGAAAATGAGTGGGTAGATATTGAGCCACTTACTGCAAAATATCGTAATGCCTTTGTTGAACATCTTGTACATAATACAAAGTCTAATAAAGCAAAATATATTGAGTTTGATACTATGTTTCACAAACTCCCAATATATCTTCTCCGTGATATAGTATCACAATCTATAGGTGTTGTTAGTTCATACCACAGCAACCTTAAAAATTGGATTGATTCTGGTAAAGGTGGAAGTGCTCCAAGTCTTCAGATAAATCATAGAAAGTTTCCTACTTTCTATAAACCAAAAATGGGTAATACTTCTGAATTATCCTCAAACAAGATTAGACTAAAATTATTTATTGATAATGATTGGAAGTTTGTGGATATTAGATTGAAGCCAACTGATGTTAAATATATCACGAAAAATTTTGATACTAATATTATATCCAATCCGATACTTGAAAAGAGATATAATAAGTGGTCCATTAGGTTTGTTGTCAAAGAAGATCATGAACTTAAAACCAAACCTATTTCTGATCAAACTGTATTGTCTGTTGATTTAGGTGTCAACACAGATGCTACTTGTTCAGTAATGAAAAGTGATGGAACTATCCATGCGAGAAAATTTATTAACTTCCATTGTGACAAAGACCAAATCTATCATTGTCTGAATAAGATTAAAGGAATACAGCATAAATACGGTTCTAAAGGAACAAATACAAAGAAACTTTGGAGATACGTAAAATCGCTAAATGATGAACTTGCTAGAAAAATTGCAAATGCTATTACGGATTGTGCTATATCTCAAAATGTAGATGTCATTGTATTTGAACATTTAGATTCTTTTGGAAGAAAACATGGTAAGAATAAGCAGAGACTTTCTATGTGGAAAAAGAATACTATACAAAAGATAGTAGAACAAAAAGCACATAGACATGGAATCCGAGTATCAAGAATTTGTGCTTGGAAAACTTCAAAACTTGCATTTGATGGTAGTGGTATAGTTGTCCGTGGAAGGGATGCTGGATTTGAAACCTGTGAACTTTGTAAATTCCAAAATGGTAAGATTTACAATTGTGATTTGTCCGCATCATATAACATAGGTGCTAGATATTTTCTACGAGAAATACAAAAATCCATTTCGGTAACGAAGTGGTCTGATATTTCGGCAAAAGTTCCGAATTGTCAGAAAAGAACCTTATGTACTTATTCAACATTAGTAGAAGTAGCCAAGTTGATATAAGTACAGATTCATTCTACCTATGTTGATTTTAATGTGGTGTTATGAGTTGTAAAATTGATAATGCTAAGTTTTAATTATATCATAGGTATAAAAGGCACTTTTACATAAATTAAAGTGCAGGAACTTAATATAATTTAATATTATTATATGAAAGTAGGTTCATGGTGAATGACTGTAAATATCATTGGTAAAGACATTAAAATACTTAGATCGATGTATGATGAATCCTTGAGACAACAGGGAATTCCTGTAAAATATCAGTTTCCGAATCTTGCTACATCGAATCATCAAGGCGAAACTGTAGTAGATAGTTATTCTGAGTACATCGATACCTTTGTGTTTTTTGATGGATCGCCAAAGGTAAAAACATTTAAGCGGTATGGTTGGGTAGTTGAAAATGATGAAAATTTACCATTTTTGATTCATTGCAGTTTCAATTTACCAAATTTGCAAAGGGACAGTGTATTTACAATCAGCGGTCAGTACAGTGAATTACCAGACCGAGTGTTTAAGGTAACAGAAATAACCTATGATCTGCAAGCACCTGATCACCTTGTTTGTCAAGTTGTTCCTGTATATGAAAAACAGACTGTTGGACAAACCGATCATGAAATTTCTAAGAAATTCAATCGGTCTAACTACTTCATTAAACCAAACACTGATTATAGAGGTGAACCTATAAAGACCGTGGAGAATGGGGGTGTTGGGAATCAATGATTTACATTTATGATAATGCATTAACTGAAGATTTATTAGACTCCTTTAACCCAGAACGTGTTCCAAATCCAGTTGTAAAAGTAGTTGATCCAGAAAGTGCAATTGATTTAGCTGCACAGATACAGAATGACGATATTACATTTCCGATTGTAGCAATTTTCAGAAATCAGAATATTCAGATTTCCGGTGAACGAATTAATTTTACAAGAGTTCATGGTGGTGTAGCCGCCGGATTTGATAATGAAACAAATAATTTTTTTAAGGAACGTGCAATTCCAATCAATTTAGGATATACACTTACTGTTCTTACAACCAGAATGGCAGACATGGATGAAATCATAAGAGAACTATTATTCAAATATACTTCTATGTATTTCTTGGATGTTGTTCTCCCTTATGAAGTTCCTAGAAAATCGAGATTTGGAATACGGATCGAACCTGGTACTGATATAAATTATAGCTCCACAACAAATGCTTATAACAAGAATGGAAAGTTGTATCAAGCAGAAATTCCACTTATTTGTGATGGTGCAGTTTTAGTATCTTATACAGAACAAAAGTTGCAGAGAGCTGTTACGGAACTTGGCGATGATTTTATCGTTGAAAAAAAAACTTTAATTCCCATTGAATTTCCGGAGTTTGATGGACTATTTTATCCGTTAATTGTAAGAAGACCATGGAGTTATCCACAACCTACACCTCCTACTCCAACACCTGGAGATTGTAAGGTTTTATATGGATCAACCGCACATTGGAATAAACAGTCCAAATTGATTGCACAAGAAGGTTATCTGTATGTTTACAGGGATAAAGATATTGATAGGGAAGGTAGAGTAGTTGCAGGAATTAAAGCAGGTGATGGAACATCCTATTTAATTGATATGCCGTTCATTGATTCCTTGCATGATGAACATTTAAGAGATACCGTTAGACATATCACAGATATAGAACGTAATTTTTGGAATAACAAAGTTCGTTGTTATATTGAAGATCCGTCAAAAATTGTAGATAATAATTTGATCTTTACAACGAAGTAAAACCTTGTATATATTAAATTACAGAAATTGGAGGGTGCTACCATGCCTGATAAATATACACCGACAATTGACCGAGTGACACTACCTTCCGGAAGTACATACTACCTGAAAGATAAAGAAGCTCGTGAGTTGATTGCAGAATTATCGAATGCAACACACTTCTTAGGAGTCACCACTACTGAATTGACTGATGGTGCTACGACAAACCCGATCACAATTGGAAGTGAATCAATCACTGCTAAAAATGGTGATATTGCAATATATGATATAAAAGAGTTTATTTTTACAACCTCTACAACGCCTGCATCCTGGGCAGAATTCGGTTCTACGGTAATTGATGAACTTGGTGAATTTGCTTTTGTAGATACAGGTACAGTTACCATACAACCAAAGGGTACTAATGCTGCTTCTTCTGTATCATTCACCGGACGGACTACGGATGTTGTACTTGGTGAAGCAACTACATTTACAAACTCAACTTCTGCGGTAACATTTGGTACTCACACAAAGGCAGATGCACTTGCTGCTACGGTAACTGCAACTGTTCCAAAAACTTCTTCCACCACAAAGTATATCTCGGCAACTGTTGGTAATGTTGTAATAGGGGTATCAGAATCCGCAAATGCTATTACAGGACTTGGAACACCTACCACTCAAAAGGTTGTGAAGTCATATCCTGGAACAACCGGAAAATTGGTAACAACTTCTGTTCCGAATGTTACTAATGCAGGAACAAGAGGGACCGCCGCAGCTTGGGATGCTACTGTAACAAATGAGAATTTAATTTTTTCATGGACTGCAAATACTCCTACCACACCACCTACTCTTGGAACGGCAATCACAGCCGCCACAGGTTCAGTAACTTCCAGTGGTTCAGGATCTACCGTTTTGACAGGACTCGGAACAGCAACTACTACAGATGCCGTTACAGGATACGAAAATCCTACTTTCGCAACATTTGCACAGGATGTAGAAGTTGCTACACAGCCTACGGTTTCACTTACAAGTGCGGCTACAACATCTTCCGGTGCAGTTGCATATATCAGTGCAGTCGGAACAAGCGGTACAAACTCCGTTACATTCTCAGATGCTAAGGTATCTGCAATTACAGCTCTCGGTGCAGCTACCGCAGCAGCACAGACTATTACAGTTGGAACAAACGACAAGGTAACCGCAGTTACAAATGTTGGTACAGGAACCGCCGCCGCTCAGAAATTCACCGGAACTTCTGAAACACATACTGTTAATCCGACATCATAAAATTGATTATTTGATAAATAATACTTACCCAAATTGTGACCGATCCGAAAGAACTGAATATAGTTTCTTTTGTCGATCACAATTTGTATTTATTGGAGAATGGCATGGCAGATATTTCAAAGATCACACTTCCAAGTGGTAGTTCTTATGACTTAAAAGATAAATATAGAGTTCATCCGGTAATCGGTACACAGACGAAATCTACAAATGTATGGACAGGTGAGATTGATGTAGATGAATTGTATGATGGTATTGCGATTGCCTATTTCCTTCCATATGCAGGGAACAGTTCATCAGCAACCTTGACTTTGACACTCGCCAATGGAGAAACAACTGCACCGATCGCAGTATATGCAATGAATAATTCGAGGGCAACCACCCACTATGGGGCAGGATCTACTATCTTTCTAACATTTTGGTCAGCAGGGAGTATTAGCGTAAGCGGTACTTCAACAACGGATGATCGTTGGACATCTTTTAATTACAATTCAGATACCACAACACATAATCGAATTACATATTTTGCAGGGAAAACTGGTTCCAAAGGTATTTGGGCATATGGTCTGTTTATGGAAGACCAATATGGTACATTCCAAAATATCTGTACGGGTGCTGATGGAACTGTAACCGCTAACACCAGAACAACCGCAACTACGAAGATAGCGAATACGAACGGTTTCAAAGTTTGCGGAACAATCTTCTATACAAATTCAACTTATAATGCAAATACAAATATAAATGGAAATTGTGTTGTTTACAGTTCTATTTCAACATTTGATACGAGATATTCTTTCAATACAACACTAACAGCAGGCTCTTTGACTACTTATAAACCGTTATATTTAGTAGGTACTATTGCCAGTGACGGATTGTTTTATCTGGATACCGTCTGGTGGACCCAGACACCGACAGATACAAGCAAAGTATATGTATTAGTCGGTGGAGTATATGACAGTTCTACTTCCTATTGTAGAGCAACATTATACGAACAAAACAAATGGTATCGTTATGATGGAACCATGCTCATTGAAATATCTAATGATGCTATCACAGTAAACGGTCATACTGTTGAATCTGATGTTCCTCAAAATGCTGTGTTTACCGATACAACTTATGATCTAGGACAACATCCGACTTATTTGAATACACTTACATTCACAGAAACGAGTAGTGGTGGAGGTTCTTCTGTATCCAGTATTATGATTCCTACGATTGTTCGTGGAACAATGAACAATGATTCTTCTACGTCAACCGCATTTGTTGTATCCGCATCTAATACAATTACAAGTTTATATGACGGACTTGCCTTTATCATTAAAAATACTAAGGTAACAAGTGCTACCAACTGTACATTGAATGTTAATGATCTCGGGGCAAAGAGAATTTGGTTGTCCCAAAGTAACTCGTATTGTACTGCACACTGGGCGAAGAATCAGACTTATCTTTTTGTTTATGATGCTACAAATGATCGGTTTGAATTACAACAGGGTCGTGATACGGATTCAATTGATGTATCAACTTATAGACCAAAAAGTACAAAAACATATGTCGGTGGAAATGGATTGAAGGCGTACTCATTATATGCAAAATTGAGAGGTTCCGCATCTGCTACCACGGCAGCGGTAACTGTAAACTTGGATTCATACAGCTCATTTACTACTAATAGCGGAACAGGTACAAAGACATACGGAACTCAGGTTTTCGATTTTACAAAGTTATATTTCTTTAACTGGGAGGGGGATAATAAATCAGGAACTTACGCAGGAAACAACGGACGGACATATGCGGTTAGTGGCATAGATTTAAGATACACTTTGAATATTACAACATCGTCATTGACGATTGACGCACCGTTGTATCTAATATTTTATGCTACAAGTGACTTTGAAACAAAATATGGACAGATTGCAAATTCAGTTAATTCTGGGTATCCTGTATATACGCAAGATATTGGTGCTACCCTTACCGCAATCCATAATAATTCAACACTAGAAGCAAACATATCGAGGATTCGTTTTGTATATGTCGGAACACCATATAGTAAGTATCAAGTCGAATTGGATTTGTTCAATCATGTATATATGCCGAATCCGACTGTTGCAAATGCAAACAAGTGGAAAAGTGCTCCTATTTTAGCAAATGGTGCAGTTTCATATAATACGGATCGTGCGGTTAATGACAGTGACGGAAACAGATTTCAAGATACGTATTGGAATCGGACAACGAGTTTGCATACATATGATCTAACACAAGATACAACCGATGGTCATATTATCTATTTCTATGAATATGGTGCATCGAGTGCAGGCGGTACGGCTAATTTAAAAAATACAATAACAGTACCAGATAATAATACCACATATGGTCTGAGTCGTGATGGGTCAAGTGTAAAATTAACACCTTCTAGTGGTTCAGCTCAAACTGTTAGTTTAAGTGATTTGATTACAGGTCTTGATGTAGGAACTTCCAATGCAGACAAAGATGATTACTTAGTTTCACAGTATGTAGGTGGTGGTTCATCAAATAATAATTATTACAGACGTAAAATAGCGAACATTGTAAATGAAGCAGTTGTAAAAAATGCGTTAAGTAACTTTATTTACACAGTAGGTTCAACAGGTACTATCAAAGGTGGAACCACTGCAAGTGGATATTATACCAACAATGGTACATACATTTATTTTAATATACCAATCCCAAAGATGATTGATCCTGCGGTTACAACTATTACGTTCAATCGGTGTTGTGGAAACACAAGATTCTATAATGGATATTATTTCCCAAATTCTTATCAATCCAATGGATATGATTTTGTAAACGAATGGAGTGGGGCGGGATTTGCAATACTACGTGATCGTTGTGTAGGGACAAATATACTGATAAGGATTGATTCATCTAAATATACCGGTGTTCCAAAAGCATCTGGTACAAATGGTTTGGTTTCATTGGTAATTGAATCAGATATAACCGTTACATTTAACTAAACCTTTTATGATATAGAAAAGGTTAAGAAAAGAAAGGGGCAAAAACTTATGCCTACTTACAAAAACTTATCAAATGCCGTAAAAACCTTCTATGGCGTAACTTTTCTTCCGGGTGATGTAAAATCAGTTCCAGGTTATATTGATAATCTGAAATTTATTCGTGTAGAAGAACCAAAAGACACAATAAAGACAGTTATTGATGTAAGTAAGAAATCTGATATTACAATTCCTGTTAGTACAGAAGAAAAGCCGAAACCTACAAGAAAATATAAAAAGAAAGCAATTAATAAGGAGGATTGACATGGCACAGATCGTAATTAACGAAATTAGTTCCAATTATTCTTATAACATTGGATCTAGTTCTTATGCCACAGTAGCATTACCGATTACCGCAGCTTGGGGACCAGGTTATTTTGATCCAAACTCAATCGGTAAGACAAATGATGAAATTTTAGAGGAAACAACATGGGAAAAGTTCCCTGCAAATCAAGCCGGTCTTGAAGCATTTGTTTCTACTTACCGTGGGCCTGCTACAAACTACAGACTTTATGGTGATTATTCTTATCAGACAGCTATTACTTTACTTACTGCTGGTTATGATGTCCTGGTATGCAGACTTTGCCCCGGAACCAAGGCAGAAGGTAATATCTTTTGTGCAAAAGAATATGTAAATACAAAGGCATATGATGCAGGTGAAGATTTTTATTATAACGGTAAACTTGTGCAGGCAGTTGAAGCTATTCCTGCAAATGTATCCATTACTGAGTTTTCTTCAAGTGTAAGATACTTAACTGGGTCTTATGTAAGTTACAATGGTCTTATTTATAAGGCTATTTCCGATACTCCTACAGCATCTGAGTTTAGTGCTCAGACACTTTATTCTGCCGGTGATGCCACTGTTTATAATGGGGATTATTATGTATGCATTTCAGATATGCAAACACCATCGGATTTTAGCAATGCATCTACATATGCTGTTGGTGATCTTGTAGTATATGGAAGTAACATTTATCATTGTGTAGTTGCTGTTGAAACCGCTGGTGAATGGGATGCAAGTAATTGGGAAGCTGGAAGACCTTGGAATCCTAATGAGTGGAGTTCTCAGTGGACTAAGGAGTTTGATCCCAGTGCTTGGACCGCAGTTGTAGAAGAAGTATCACCTGAAGATGTTGATAATCGTGTAGTTTTGAAAGCAAAGTATCCTGGAACTTTCGGAAATTCCATTCGTGTAACACTTTCCAGAGTAGTATATGGAACTTACAAATATTGGAATTTAATCACATACATTGTTGATTCTGTAGGTGCTCAGACAGCCGTTGAGAATTTGGTATTTACAATGGATGAAGCTGATACTACTGACACTGTTCTGTACATTGATGAAGTAGTTTCAAAGTTTGTAGATCTTGAACTTTTCGGATCATTCGATGATGCAAGTGATACCTATTCTGTAACTACAACACTTACCGGTGGAGATGATCATGCATTTACCGAAACTGCTGAAGATTCTATGAATGCAGCAATCAGTTTAGCAACTTCAAGATTTGGATCTGAAACCCTCTATGTAAACCTCTATGTAAAGGGTCTTAATATGATGAAATCTGAAGGTGTTGATAAGGTAGATGCTGACGGATTCTATTATCGTGAATGGTTGTTCACCACTGCAACAGGTACTGCTGATCAAGTATGGACAGATGGTATTTATTATCTTCTTACAGATAAACTTACTTATAATCCTGATAGAATTATAAGCCCTTGGGATGATCAAGATTTCACATGGTTTGGTGATCGTGATGAAATTGATAATAAACCTGTGAATGCAAGCACTATAAGTCTTTCTCCGATTCATCAGGCAATTATGTATGTTTCCTATTACAGTAGATGTGCAATCGGTTTGATTGATGTACCTCATTGCCTGAAGCGTAGTGGTGCAAAACCTTACTTTGAGAGATTGTCACAGTATATGATGAAGCTTCCTATGTTTGCAACTCATAGTGCATACTTCGCACCTTGGGGAAGATTTACTTATACCGGAACTGGTAGATCAAGTCTTGCATCACCTTCTTTCCTGAAGTTGATGATTGAAAGATCACAGATTGCAAACCAGAGTATTCAGTATTCTTGGGCACTTCCTACTAATAGAAAGCATAATGTTTCAATCGGAAAACTTGATTACATTGTTCCTAAGAAGTATCTTGATGAATGGCAGTCCGGTGAAGGTGTAAATGTAAATGCAATTACAAATATTCCGGATCTCGGAACTAACCTTTGGGGTAATTACACCGCATGGAGTATTCCACCTGCAACCTATAACGCTCTTGAAAATCTGTCTACAAGACTTCTTGTTGATGCCATCAAGGATGTTTGCTACAGAGTAGGAATTTCTATTACATTCCAGTACAACAATGAACAGGCATACAGTAAGTTCTATGCTGGTGTAACTCCGATTCTGGATACTATGCGGAATGTAGGTGCGATTACAGATTACAGAGTTGTCATGAGAGCTGATATTAACGGACTTGATAGCGTAAATGCAAATAGTGTAATCGGAACCGTGTATTTGGGTATCACGGGAGTGATAAACCGAATTTCCATTGATCTGATCGCACTTCCTGCATCTGTAGATTTGAATTCCATTAGCATTTGATGATCTAATCATCAATTTGTAGATAACTCCGCTGTCAATTGATGAATTTCAGTTGGCAGCGGTTTTCATATAAACCTTAAATATATGTAGAGTTCCAAAAATATTGTAGAATGAGGAATTTGTATGAAAAGATACATTAAATTTTCAACAGATGTTGATGATGCATGGGATTCCTATGATCCGTTTAATGGAAAGAAATACAGAGTTCATGGCGGTTATTCCGATACAAAATGGACCGATGACCCATATGAAGCTATTAAGTTTTGGTTTCAGATCGGTAAGAAACATCCTGGTGATACTTGTATCATGTGCAAGACGAAAGCAGATGCAATTGAAGTTGTAATGGAAGGTACACCTGAATATCTTACAAAATTATACAGTCAGTACAAATGTCCATATAAACTTGAGTATCTGATCGAGGAATGTGATAAAGCATTTGAAAATGGGTGTAAGTATTTCTATGAAAATGAATTTGGTGATCAAGTTCATCCATTTTCAGTGGGGTGATTTTAATGCCGGTACATAAAACAAAATCCGGTGGATACCAATGGGGTAAAACCGGAAAGGTTTACTATGGAAGTGGAGCGAAAGAAAAAGCAACAAAGCAAGGAATTGCTATAAAAATTTCACAAGAGAAAGGTAAGAAGAAATGAAACGACTGATTAGAAATAGTTCAATTGAATCTAATATCAATCTTTATGATCTCAATGATCTCCCAAAAGTAGTTGAGGAATATAAGGGATATGATATTCGTAAGGGGAGTGGGAAGTATTCCATTTGGAAAGATCGTGAGTTTTACGGTGATGCAGATAGACTTGACGATGTAAAGTTGATTGTGGATTGTCTTGATGATGATACGAAGGTTGCCGCAAGTACGAAACTTCGTAAAAGATCAATTAAATCTTCCGTAGAGGTTGTTGATGGAGTAAAATTCGATTTCTGGTATAACAACACATTTGATGATGTGTGCAGTGCTGATTGTAGGTTTTATTCGAATGGTGGATATTATGCTGGTAATGTTTATGATTGTTCTGGTAAGACGATCGGTGATTATACAAGTAAAGATTCTGTAGCTATTGAAAAGTTATTCCCTGGAATTTTCGGAGAATAATGTAATTGAAAATTTCATTATTTTGTTTTATTGTCCTTCCTAAGTGGCAGATCGCTAGTGGTTTTAAAGTCCACTAGCGATTTGTTTTATACAGGTGCAAAATATTTTTACAAAAATTGCAAAAACCTATTGACAAATCTTTGAAATCCGTATATAATCAAAGACAGTTAAGGAAACACAGAGTTTCCGAAAGTACAAAATATCAAATATCCAATAGGAGGTACTTATTATGCCCGCTTGTGTAGAATCTATGTTTAGTGTAAGGGAAGTTCCGTGGCACGGTCTTGGAACTATCCTTGACAATCCAGTAACTTCTAAGGAAGCCATTGTAGCCGCCGGACTTGATTGGAATGTAGTTACTAAGGAAGTATATGTAGGTGGTGTAAAGAC